TCTAAAGGTTCAACTGGATCACAAGGGCCACAAGGTATTAGAGGTTTAACAGGTGTTGCTGGAGCAGCTGGGTCTAATGGTAATCCTGGAGCAACAGGAGCAGCAGGAGCTAAGGGTAATCCTGGAGCAACAGGAGCAGCAGGAGCAGCAGGAGCTAAGGGTGATAAAGGTAACACAGGATCGCAAGGACCTGCTGGTAATAATGGAACAAACGGTTCTGCTGGTGCTAAAGGTAATACAGGAAGCACTGGACCACAAGGCCCACAAGGCGCGGCGGGATCTACTGGTCCACAAGGCGCACCGGGATCTACTGGTCCATCAGGTGCAAAAGGAAACACTGGGTCACAAGGAGCAACAGGCCCACAAGGAGCAACTGGAGCAGCTGGAAGTGACGCAAATGTTAGTGGTGCAGATGCTGTTCTTTCAGGATTTGGACGATATATATACACATGGAAAAACGGTTTATTAATTTCAGTGGCAGACAATCCAGATATGATACTAGATCCTGTAAAACCAGATTTAGGAGGAGGGCTTCCGATTTTAAAGGGTTAAGCTAGTTTACAAACAATCATAAATAGGTGATTAATATAAGTAAGATTAATAATTAAATATAATAAAATGGCAAAAAAAATTAAAAAAGAAGAATTAAAAAAATTACAAGGCGTAATTAGTGAGTTAAATCAATTCAAATTAAAGATTGGTGACATTGAAGTGCAGAAGCATATATTACTGCATCAAGCAGCTACAATTGAATCTGAAGATCTTAAAGAAATTCAAAGCAACCTAGAAGATACTTATGGAAAAGTTAGCATAGATATTAACGATGGTTCTATAACTGAAATAAAAAAAGATGAGCCTAGTAAGGAAGATTAGTATAGGTAAAGATTATAAAAACGACTCAATGCACTACTCAGTAGGCCAAGAAGTTTATGGTGGTCATACTATAGATTGTATAATAGAAGAAAATGATAAGTACTCTGTATACATAAAAAAAGGTGTGAATGTTTTGCCTTGGAAAGACTTTAATAAAAACATGGCTATATCAGTTGAATATAACTTAGATTATTAATGAAAAGTGTAACCAACTTTATAATCAAACCAAAAGAAACCAGATACAACAATGTTAAAAAAGTAGGTGATAAAGATCTTATATTAAATACTGAGATCTTTACTCACCAAAACGTTAGCAGAAATGCTATAGTTTTAGAGACACCTACAGTAGGTTGTTCAGAGGTTAGACAGGGTGACGAAGTTATAGTACATCACAATGTTTTTAGAAGATGGAAAGATATTAAAAATAGAGAACAAAACTCTAAGTCTTTTTACAAAGAAGACATGTATTTTGTAATGCCAGATCAAATATTTGCTTACAAAAGAAATGATATCTGGAAAGCTGTTAAAGGTTTTAGCTTTGTAAAACCATTAGAGAATAAAGATAAGTTCTCTATGGACAAGGAAGAGCCTTTAAAAGGTGTTATAAAGCATGTAGACCCAAACTTAATGGGTAAAGATATATATTTAAACTCTTTAATTGGGTTTGCACCTAATTCAGAATATGAGTTTATAATAGACGGGCAGAGGTTATACCGAGTTCCCACTAATGCAATTACAATTAAATATGAATATCAAGGAGACGAAAAAGAGTATAATCCAAGCTGGGCATAAAGCAGTTGAAGAGTTAATTAAAGTAGCTAAAGAAGCCATTGTAGATTCAGGAGATGATATAACAGCCGATAGACTTAAGAATGCAGCAGCTACAAAAAAGCTAGCTATATTTGATGCTTTTGAGATATTGAATAGAATACAAGACGAAGAGGATATGTTGAATAATAAAACTAAAGAGACTGTTGAAGAAACGTCTTTTGGTGGGTTTGCTGAAAGAAGATCTAAGTAATGTATAATCAAACTTTATTTAAGGTTGTAGAACCTATAAAAATAAATACCATAAAAAGACTTAACAAGTCTAAAAAATGGAAATACGGTTATAACAAAGAACATGATATTGTTGTTATAAGTAAAACCGGTGAAATAGGTGAAATATACGAAATACAAAACTTTAAAATAGCTTTACCTAAACCATTAAACCCTCATAAATTTAGTGAAGATAAATGGGAAGTAACTGAATATCCTAAGGACCTTAAAAGAATAAAAACAATATTTGATTGGAAAAATTATCCAGATGATTTCAAAAAACAATATATAGATTACATAGAAAATGAGTTTAAAAAAAGAGATGAAGGTTTTTGGTATATTAACAAAGGTGTTCCTACTTACATCACTGGCACTCATTATATGTACTTGCAGTGGTCCAAGATTGATGTTGGGCAGCCAGACTTTAGAGAAGCAAATAGATTATTCTATATATTCTGGGAAGCTTGCAAAGCAGATACAAGATGTTACGGAATGTGTTACCTCAAAAACAGACGTTCAGGATTCTCTTTTATGGCTTCAGGAGAAACAGTCAACCAAGCTACAATATCATCTGATGCTAGATTCGGTATCTTATCAAAATCAGGACCAGATGCTAAAAAAATGTTTACTGACAAAGTCGTACCAATATCCGTTAACTATCCTTTTTTCTTTAAACCAATACAAGACGGTATGGATCGTCCAAAAACAGAGCTCGCATATAGAGTACCAGCGAGCAAGCTTACTAGACGGAGTATCGTTAGCTCTGATAAACCAGAAGAACTAGAAGGTCTAGATACAACTATTGATTGGAAAAACACAGGTGACAACAGTTATGATGGTGAAAAACTAAAACTATTAGTACATGATGAATCAGGTAAATGGGAAAGACCTAATAATATATTAAATAACTGGAGAGTTACAAAAACAACACTGAGATTAGGTTCTAGGATTATAGGTAAATGTATGATGGGATCAACGTCAAACGCCTTAGATAAAGGTGGTGATAATTTTAAGAAACTATATAAAAATTCAGATGTTACAAAAAGAAACCGCAATGGACAGACTAGCTCAGGATTATATAGTTTGTTCATACCTATGGAATGGAACTACGAAGGATTCATTGATACTTATGGCTTACCTGTATTCGACACACCCGAGCAAGAATCTTTTGGGCCACATGGTGAAAATATAGAAACCGGTATATTAGAGCATTGGCAAAATGAGGTTGATGGTTTAAAAACAGATGGAGATGCTTTAAATGAATTTTATAGACAATTTCCAAGAACTGAAGAACATGCTTTCAGAGACGAAACAAAAAACAGTATATTTAATTTAGCAAAAATATACGAGCAAATAGATTTTAACGAAGATTTAAATAACGACTCTCAAATTACAGTTGGTAGTTTTCAATGGGTTAATGGTATAAAAGATTCAACAGTAATGTTTTATCCAAATCCAGCAGGAAGATTTAAAATAAGCTGGGTGCCACCAATGAATAGGCAAAACGTAAGTGTTATTAAAAACGGTATGAGATACCCAGGTAATGAACATATAGGTGCTTTTGGTTGTGATAGTTACGATATATCAGGAACAGTAGACGGTAAAGGCTCTAATGGAGCTTTGCACGGGCTAACAAAGTTTAGTATGGAAGACGCACCGCCTAATCAGTTCTTTTTAGAGTATGTAGCTAGACCACAAACAGCAGAGATGTTCTTTGAAGACGTTCTAATGGCTTTAGTGTTTTACGGAATGCCATTATTAGCAGAAAATAATAAACCTCGTCTATTGTATTATTTAAGAAGGCGTGGTTACAGAGGTTATTCAATGAATAGACCTGATAAAGTTTGGAATAAATTATCAACTGCTGAAAAAGAAGTAGGTGGTATACCAAACTCAAGCGAAGATATTAAGCAAGCCCACGCGGCTGCTATTGAAATGTATATACAAGATCATGTTGGTATAAAGTCTGACAATACATATGGAACATGTTATTTTAACGAAACATTGCAAGACTGGGCAAAGTTTGATATTAATAATCGTACAAAGTTTGATGCGGCTATTAGTTCAGGACTAGCTGTTATGGCTTGTAATAGACATTTGTACAGAGCAAACCCAATTATGAAAAAAGAAAAATTAAACTTAAGCATAGCTAAATACGGACAATCAGGTATGCGTTCAAAACTAATAGAAAATTAATATGGCTGAGTCAGTTGTAAAAGGTTATTTTCCGAGTCAAGTTGTACCTGACGCAGAGAAATTAAGTGCTGAGTATGGTTTACAAGTAGGTAAAGCAATCGAGTACGAGTGGTTTGATGGATCTACATCTAACCAAAAGTATAATCAGCATCAAGCTGAGTTTCATAAACTAAGGCTTTATGCTAGAGGTGAACAACCTATTCAAAAGTATAAAGATGAGTTATCTGTAAACGGTGACTTAAGCTATTTAAACTTAGATTGGAAACCTGTTCCTGTTGTGCCTAAGTTTGTAGATATAGTTGTTAACGGTATATCAGAAAGATCTTTTGATATAAAATGTTATTCTCAAGATCCATACGGTGTTGACAAAAGAACAAAGTATATGGACTCTATACTAAGAGACATGCAAACTAAAGAATTAAGTATGTTTGCTCAAGAAGCTTTTGGTATTTCATTGTTTGAATCTCCTCCAGAAATGCTACCAAACTCTAAAGAAGAGTTAG